AGAACTTTCAAAATATAACGATATAAATAAAGTTTTCGGAGATTACAATCCCGAAGGCGGAGCATGGATAAAAATCAATCCCTTTGACGGAAAAGGGTGCATAAATGAAAATGTGACAGATTTCAGATATGCACTTGTTGAATCGGATAATATATCGTTGGAACAGCAGAACGGTATTATTCACGACTTGCAGTTACCGGTTGCTGCTCTTGTTTATACAGGCGGAAAATCCATTCATGCAGTCGTCAGGGTAGATGCCGGGAGTTATGAGAAAAGGCAGAAAGCAGTTCCTTATGGAGACAAATATCGGATTCTAAACATGGGCTGAATGGAAGGATTACATAAACAGCATTACCGACAATCTTCCTGAATTTGAAAATATGGCTGAAGCATGGGGAAATATGCCTGATTTAGCACCTCCGCTTATTGAAAACGTCCTCAGACAAGGACATAAAATGCTGATAGCAGGTCCCTCCAAAGCCGGAAAATCATATGCACTTATTGAAATGGCGGCTGCTATTGCCGAGGGCAGAAAATGGCTGGGCTGGCAGTGTGCAAAAGGCAGAGTTCTGTACGTAAATCTTGAGCTTGACCGAGCCTCATGTCTGCACCGTTTCAGAGATATCTATTCGGCTTTGAACATACCTGCAAAGAATCTTAACAGTATTGATATATGGAATCTCAGAGGCGTTACAGAACCTATGGACAAGCTTGCTCCGAAGCTTATCAGACGTGCGAAGAAAAGAAATTATATTGCCGTTATAATTGACCCGATTTACAAGGTTATTACAGGAGATGAAAATTCCGCTGACCAGATGGCTCATTTCTGCAACCAGTTTGATAAGGTATGCACTCAGCTCGAATGTGCTGTAATATACTGTCATCACCATTCAAAGGGGTCACAGGGCGGAAAAAGGTCTATGGACAGGGCTTCCGGTTCGGGAGTATTTGCCCGTGACCCTGACGCACTTCTCGATATGACGGAGCTTGAACTTACCGAAGAAATTATCAGACAGATGCAGAATCAGGAGGCGTGCAGAATATGCTCGGATTTTCTGAAAAGATTTGTTTCCAATATTCTTGCAAACACTTCTCAGGATGATTTACTTAGCCGTAATAATATCTTTAATATCTGCCATAACAATCTTCCGCCGGAAGCTTTCAGACGTCTTAAATGCAGTCTTGACGAATCCGATATACATATAAAGCAAATGACTGCATGGAGACTTGAAGGCACTTTAAGAGAATTTCCAAAATTTGAACCAAAAAATTTATGGTTCAGATATCCTTATCATCAGGTTGATTCAGTTGGTATACTCAGGGATTTGCAGACTGATAATGAGCTGACCAGCTGGCAGAGAGGAAATAAAAAGCGTGGTCAGAAAACTAAGGAAACTTATGCTGCAAAATCTGTAAATGACTATGCTGAAATTCTTAACACCTTTGATGTCTGCAATATTGATGGAATGGTTACAGTTTAGGACATGGCTGAATATCTTGGCGTAAGCGAAAAAACGATACGTCGCAAATTAAAAAACTGCAATTCCTTACTTATTGAGGGAAGCAGTATAAAAAGAAAAGGTTAATTATGCAGGGACAAAATCAGGGACAACAGTGTATATATAATATATAAATTGTCCCTGTCCAGAATGCAGGTCAATGACACCCAAGGAACAAGAGTGCTTAATGGCACGCACTCTTGTAACCCTTGTGTGTCTGACATTGACAAAGAGCGAAAAATAAAAAAAGGAAACTGAATATGAAAACTGAATTTTTTATGAAAATGATTCCGCCGACTGCTACAGCTCAGGAACATAAAATTAAAATTGTAAAAAATAAGCCGGTGTTCTATGACCCTCCGGAACTTAAGGAAAGCCGTTCAAAGCTGATGGCAGGTCTTATATACCATGTTCCCGAAAAGCCTTATACAAAAGGAATCAGACTGCTTGTAAAATGGTGTTTTCCAAAAGGTTCTCACAGAAACGGTGATTACAGAATAACAAAGCCTGATACGGATAATCTTAACAAGCTTCTAAAGGACTGCATGACAAAATGCGGATACTGGAAAGATGACGCTCTTGTAGCTTCTGAAATCTGTGAGAAGTTCTGGACAGATATTCCAGGCATTTACATACGAATCGAGGAGCTTTATGAAAATAAGTGAGGTCAAAAGAGCTGTCAACAAGCCGGTAATTTATGAAAATTCAAAATACATTCTGACGGCGTGTATATTAAGAAAAGACAAGCTTAACAGATTTGTTTATAGTGCGGAGCTTAAAGACATGAAAGCAAATTCTATAGTTATTGTTAAGCTTGAAGATGTAAATATGCTCTAATTTGATTCAGATTAAGCTGTAATGCCGTTCCAGATGATTCATAGTATTAAGTATAGTTTAAAGCTGGAACGGCTTACAACAGCTTTTAAATGCAGATATGAAATACAATGAAAAGAGGTGATAAAAATGAGACTGATTGATGCAGATGAAATTGCACATGAAGCAAATCAAGGAATTATACTGGCTTTAACCTCCTTACCAAACAATCAAAAAAGAGAACTCTTAATTCTAATATGCAAATTTATTCAGGACACCATTGAAATTGCTCCTACGGTTGATGCAGTGCCTGTAAAGCATGGATATTGGGAAGAAGTCAAATGTAAAACTATACTGGACAAGGCTGTATTTTCACACACATTGAAATGTTCTGAGTGTGGAAAATGGAAATTTGGAAACGTGCTATTAACACAACGTTTTTATTATTGCCCTAACTGCGGTGCGAAAATGGAAGGTGGTGATAAAAATGACAGCAAAGACAAAGCAGCAGGAAGCAAAAAAAACATGGCTTAACAGAGGATACAGGCTTAGAATATACATTGAAGCTCTTGAAGAGTTAAAACAACAGAAAAAGGCAAATGCAGAATACTCGGGCATAAACTATGGCAAAAATTGTTCAGTCAGAACGAATTCCAATACCACAGAAAAGAAAATTGATGAAGTACTTGCCTCTGATACGGAGATTGATAAACTCAAAAAAAGGCTTGAACGGGTAGAAAGTGAAATCGAATCTGCAATAGAAAACGTCAGCAGTGAAAAGCGGAGAACAGTTCTTAAAAAACATTACATCGAATGCAAAACCTTTAAGGAAATATCAAGAGAGATGTACTATTCCGAAAGCAATATAAAAGTAATACATAAACAGGCTCTTGATACCTTAAATATTGACCCATGGACATATTGACTTTGACCTTGTATATGCTTTATAATATAAAATAGAAAAGTACGGAAGATTTGCAAAGGCTTTTCCGCACTGCCCTGAGTCTGTCTGGCAGTGCGTTTGTCCTCCGTAAAAAATTTTTTGTTCATTTTTAATATCCTTCAAGTACCGTTCCGGATTCCCCGGGGCGGTATTTGTTTACCCTAAAATATTTATACTGAGGTGGTGAATCTTGAATGATGAAAACTTAATACCTCTCAATCAGCGAACAAAGAGTGAACAAAGAGAAATCCAGTCGAAAGGTGGAAAGGCTTCCGGAATATCACGGAACTTCAAGGGAGCTTTGAAAAAACGTCTGAAAGACAGCCCCGAAACTATGGATAATATTATTGAAGCTCTTGTGAATCAGGCTGAATCCGGAAACGTAAAAGCTGTTGAATGCCTGATTGACCTGAACGGCGAATCCGTTCAGCGTGAAACTCTTAAACTGAAATCAAAAGAATTAAAATTAAAAGAAAAGTCCATGCAGAATAATCAGCCGGATTTTTCAGAGGAAGAACCCCTTCTATACAAGGCTCTGGAGTGTGACGACAGTTGACTTTCGCTAAACTTTCAAAAAAACAAAAGGAAGTATTCAAATGGTGCTACAGAAATCAATACAAAGCCATCATATGCGATGGTGCAGTACGTTCAGGTAAAACTATATGTATGATTACAAGCTTCATTCTGTGGGCTATGAAACGCTTTAACGGTGCTGTTTTTGGAATATGCGGTAAGTCTGTAGGCTCTGCCGAGAGAAATATTATCATACCTTTGCAGACTGTTGTTGATATTACCCGATACTTCAAAATAAATTATACCCGTTCAGTACATCTTTTAACAATAGAGGGAATGGGAAAGAAAAATTTTTTCTATGTTTTCGGAGGAAAAGACGAATCGTCGTATCAACTGATTCAAGGTATAACTCTTTCAGGAATTTTCCTTGATGAAGTTGCGCTTATGCCTCAGAGCTTTGTGAATCAGGCTGTTACAAGAACACTTTCTGTTGAAAATTCGCTTTACTGGTTCAACTGCAATCCCGATTCCCCTGAACACTGGTTTTACAAGGAATGGATTCTTCAGGCTGAAATGCGTAATGCTTTACATATTCATTTCCTGATGTCAGATAATCCTATCCTTTCGCAAAAGCAACTCAATGAAGCTGAAAAACAATTCTCCGGAGTATTCCATGACAGATATATCAAAGGCTTATGGGTAATTGCGGAAGGGCTTGTATATCCGTTCGGAGCAAGCGGAAAAGCTACTGTATCAAGCGAAAAACGTCTGTATACAAGATACTATATCAGTATCGACTATGGCATACAGAATCCGTTTTCAATGGGTTTATGGGGATTATGCAACGGTGTATGGTATCGGTTTTCAGAATACTATTACAGCGGACGAAAATCACATTGTGACAAAACAGATGAGGATTATTACAATGATTTACTTGAATTTGCAAAGGAATATCCTATAAAAGAAATTATTATTGACCCGTCCGCAACATCATTTATAGCTTTAGTACGAAAATATCATAAATTCCATATCAGAAAGGCAAATAATGATGTTTCGGAGGGTATAATGAATACTGCATCAGCTTTGCAGTCGGGTAAAATCAGAATATGCGACTGCTGTACAAATACCCTCGCAGAATTTTCGGCATACCGCTGGAACGAAAAACTCAGCGGAGATGTTCCTGTAAAGGAAAACGACCATGCTATGGACGATATGCGTTATTTTGTAAATACCGTTCTGTATCATCAGGGCGGATTTTTTGCGGAAGTGAGGTGAAAAAATATTGCTTACAGATTTATCGTTTCTTGAAAGCGGTTCAGCTTTTCCGCCCTTTCAGGAACATGAACGTCTTGAGGAATACCGCAGAAATGAATCGCTTTTCAATACGAAAATACCAGTTGAATGGCAGAAAAATTTTTCATTGATTGCAAAAAGGCTCGGAAAAAAGCAGTCGGAAATTGATACTGTTTTCAACTATCAGCAGTTGATTTCAAAGAAAACTGCCGATTTTGTATGCGGTGAACCTCCTGAAATCGAGACGGAACAGGATACAGATAAAATTACAAAAATGCTTGACCGTCAGAATTTTTTTACAAAGCTTTATGAAGCATTCATTGATGTTTCACGGTTCGGAAATGCCGTTCTTAAATTCAGGGATAAAACCATTACAGCAGTATCTCCGATGTACTGGTTTCCGATTTGTGATAAATCAGACCTCAAAACAGTTTCTCAGCACGTCATAGCATATCCGATTAATCCCGACAGTAACGGAATTCCACAGAATTTATACGCTGAAATCCATGAAAAAGGGCGGTTTTACGAACGTATCTATAAATTCAGCAGAAATGGAACGGGCGGTCTGATTTCTGAAAAGGTACACAATACCGGTCTTGATGATTTCGCAGTCGTAATCCTTACAAATATTACCTGTAGTTCAAGTATATTCGGAATTTCAGATTATTCCATAATCAACAGCATTGTTGAAAAGCTGATATGGAGATTTTCATGTATTGACAATGTTCTTGACAAGCATTCCGAACCGTCAATGTCGGGACCTTCTTCTGCTATGGATTACGATGAAAAAACAGGTCTTTTCTATTTCAATCTTGGAAAGTATTTCGCCCGTGACAGTTCGGAAACTCCGGATATGAAATACATAACATGGGACGGAAATCTTGAAAGCTCTTTCAAAGAAGCCGAAATGCTTTTCAATCAGTTATATATCTTATCAGAAATGGGACAGGCTTTTGCAGATGCAGGAGGCGGCGACAGCTCCGGAACTGCTCTTAAACTCCGTCTTGTATCGCCAAGAATAAAGGCATCACGTCTTGCAAAGCTTAACAATTCAAAAGTAAAGGACATTATCTGTACATTATGCGTTCTCAATGGAATTTCCGTTGATTATGATACTCTCAAGCTCCACTGGAATGACGGACTTCCTGCTGATGAAATGGAACTTATTCAAATTCTTTCATTTGCAGTACAGAATAAAATAATGTCACAGTATTCTGCAATGAAACGTCTGGGATTATCTGATGCGGCAATTGAAGCGGAACTTGAACAGATTTCAGAGGAACAGTCAGCATTTCAGCCGGTAACTTTAGGAGTGATTGACAATGGCAAAATCACAGATTGATTTACTTACAGAAATATATCGTGAGGCACAGATAAAACTGATTGCAATTATTTCGGAAAATTATGGTGCAGGTACTAAAATGTATTACAACAGCATTCTGACTCAGCTTGAAAATCTTATGATACAGCTTGAAAACGAAACGGGTAAATATATTGATATGACTGTTCCGAAGCAATACAAAAAGGCTCTGAATGAAACTTATACATATTTCAAGAAAAACAGATTGCAGATGAAATGTCCCGATATGTTTGCAAGAATACACTCCGATGCGGTCTATGAGCTTTCAAGGGAAATGCGTTACCATATCAGCAAGGGAATTTCACAGGCTGGCAGACGTGTAATAAGGTATCTTGACACGGCATACGACAATGCTTTGAGACAATCAGGTCTGAAATCATCAGCGGTAAAGATTGCGTCGGGTCAGACTGTTCTTGATATGCAGAAGGATTTGCTCCAGAGATTCACAAACGATGGATTTTTAACCGTTCAGTACGGCTCCGGAAAAAACGCCTATCAGGTCGGACTTGATACTTATACCGCTATGGTCGCACATTCAACAACTCGTGAAGCTGGTAATCTTGCAAGAGAAAATCAGCTTACCGAAAACGGTTACGACCTCATGATTATGACAGAACATTATCCGACCTGCGAACATTGTGCAATGTTGCAGGGCAGAGTTTACAGCATATCAGGTAAAGACAAAAGATTTCCGCCTCTTTCAAAAGCATTCTCATGCGGATACAGAAATATTCACCCTAACTGTCGTCACGTTGTAGTTCCCTACATTGAATCAATGCAGTCTGAGGAAGAATTCCAGAAAGCTCTGATTCGCAGTAATCAGCCGTTTAAAGATAACCGCTCCGATGACGAAAAAAAGCTCTATTCAAAACAGCAGGCTGATAACCGTCGTATGCGTTCCGACAGATATCAGTATGAAAGATATAAATCAAGGCTTGGAAATGATGCTCCGCAGACTTTTTCAGTATTCAGACGTATCAAAAAAGCTGACGGTCAAAAATGGAAGGACCTGCAAAAAAAATATAAATCAGAAAGGAAGTAATTCAATGCAGAAAAAATTTTTAGAAGATTTAGGAATATCAGCTGAAAATATTGACAAAATTCTTGCTGAAAATTCCGGAGACATTGAAAAAATACAATCACAGCTTAATGAAATCAAGCAAAAGCTTTCCGATACTGAAACTCAGTATCAGACTAAAATTTCAGATATGCAGTTCAATTCCGTACTTGATACCGCAATTTCAGCAAGCAAAGCAAGAAATTCAAAAGCAGTAAAGGCTCTGCTTGACCTTGAAACGCTGAAATCAAGTAAAAATCAATCCGAAGATATAAAATCTGCTCTTGAAAAAATTAAATCTGAAAACGATTATCTTTTCGAGGGTACAAGCATACCTGGAGACGGTGCAAATCCGCCGTCCGGTACGAATCCTAATACAAATCCGCTCCCAAAGGGAACGGTAATTTTTTAAGGAGGCTAATTTATGGCACGTACAAAGGCACTTTCACTTTTACAGTCAGCGTCTGCAAAAGCTGACCTTTCCGAAATTTATGGAATAGTTATTGACAATGTTATGAAAGATACGCTTTCAAGCGTTCTGAAATCGCAGAATTACTCAGGCAATCCTAAAGCCGGAAGCGTTGAATTCAAACGTTTTGAAAACTCCGAAGCCAAGGCATACGGAACTGCAAGAAAATCAGGCAAGGGCGATTTGATTACAGCACCGTCCGTAACAGTCAATCTTGATGTTCCTAAGGAAATCGTTGAGGAATGTTCAAAATTTGACCTCGATACCTTTGGAGTATCCGGAATAATGTCAAGACGTGCGTCAAATCACATCGATACAATGGCTACCGACCTTGATACCGCATTTTTCAGTACTGCCTGCGATTCTGCAACAAGTTTTACCCCCACTGCAACTGACCCTCTTGTTATTCTTGAAGAAGCTATTCTGAAACTTGAAACAGTAAAAAACAAGCACGTAAGAGGTACAAACCGTATCAATCACCGCCTTATTCTTTCCCCGTCATATTACAGTGCGGTCAGAAACAGTCTTGACAGCGTAATTAACAGCAATGTTGACACCTCCGCTGAGGAGTTCGGATTATTTCACGGCGTAAAGGTTTACAGTACAATAAATCTTCCGGAGGGAATTGATTTTCTTATTATGCACAGCGGAGCAGTCGCACAGCCCGTAGTTGTAAACCAGTACAGCGAACCCGAAAAAATACCGCTTTCAAACGATTTTGCAATAAATCTTTTCTATAAATACGGTACAAAGGCACTCTGTCCAGACCTTATGTTCAAGAAAGTGAGTGAGTGAGTAATTATGTATACATCAGTTCCGGAAGCTGATTCATATATAACAGCTCATTATGTATCGGATTCAGAAGAACGTAAACGCTGGGAAAGTCTTTCAGACGAAAACAAAACAGTATACCTTACAAATTCATTTGAAGCTATCGAAAAACTAAAATTCAATGGACGGAAAACTGTTTCAGGTCAGGAAACTGCTTTTCCCCGGCTTCCCTATCAATACGGTAAAATTGAAGAAGCTACTCCGAAATCAGTAAAATATGCTGAAATCGAACTTGCATTGTGGCTTTCGGATACAAAGCGTTCCGAAAAATCAAGAAAGAGAAAAGAATTAACCGATGATGGCGTAATATCATTTTCAATCGGAGATTTATCTGAAAATTACGGCAATAAGTCCAAAGAAACAGTATCGGCACTGAAATGCAGTAAATGTCGTGAACTTCTTTCACCATATCTCTGCGGAGGTTATGAAACGTGTTAAATGATTACCTTAATCAGACTGCCGAACTTCTTCACAAAACCGGTACAAATCAGCGTGGACAGCCCGTATTTTCGGAATCCGTAACAATACCGTGCAGGATTCAGAAAAAGCATACTTTGATACGGAAATCCGACAGCGAAATTATTTCCGCTGAACACATATGTTATCTTGCGGATAAGGTCGAAACAGGTGATAAAATAAACGGTCTGACGGTGATTTCAGTAAATGATATGGTTAATTTTGACGGTGAAATCATAGGTTACAAGGCAGTGATGTGATGGCTAAAAACAGTATAAATATTGACAGCAAGGCTCTTGAAAAACAATTGAAAAACGCTCTGAAACGCAATCCGAAAGTAACTGCAAAAACTGTTAAGGATATTGCCCTCGACCTTGCAGGACGTTCTGCACAGCTTGCTCCGGTTGAATCGGGAGACTTACGCAGTAACTGTAATGCAGATGTAAACGGAATTACGGTTTTTGAAAATCAGACTGCAACCGGAAACGCTCCTCCGTCTCTGAAGGCTGTCGCAGAAGTCGGCTATTCCCTGCCCTATGCACTCAGACAGCATGAGGATTTAACGCTTAATCACAGCAGGACAAACGGCAGTATCAAAAATAATACTATCAGATTTCAGACAAAAAACGGTCAGGTTCACCAATATACAGGAACTTCAAGTGTTAACAGAGTTTCGGGAGGTCAGGCAAAATTCCTTGAAAAGCCGTTTCTTGACAATGAACAGAAATATATTGATATGCTGAAATCAATTCCGGATAAGGTGATAAAATGAATATTCTTGATATTATCAGTGGTATTCTTGGAGACGATGTAAAGCTCGGATATCTTCCTGATACTCCCGATGAAATTACAGCAGTTTTTGAATATTCAGCAGAACAGCCGTTTCACAGTTTCGGGAATACTGACTTTACGGAAAACATTCAGGTCAGAACAAGAGGAAAAAATTCCTATACAAAAGCCAAGGAAACCGCTCTTACTCTTGACAATTACACTGATGAAAATATCAGTATTATACAGACAACTCCCGTCTTTGATATCGGCAGAGACAGCCATGAAAGACAGGAGTATACAGTAAATTTTAAAGTCTACAGGAGGTAATTTTATGCTCTATACAGGTGTTACGGGTAAACTTTCAATCAAACAGGGCGATACGGCAGAACCGGTTGATATTGTACATATCGCAAACTGGTCAGTTGACCTTTCAAAGGAAATCCTTGAAGTTCTTAGTTTCGGGGACGAATACAAGGAAAAAGTACCGTCAATAAAAGACTGGTCGGCAAGTGCAGACGGTACGGCGGATTTTGCAAAGAACGGCGGTCAGAAGACTCTGGTTGACGCTTTTGAAAGCGGTGCAAAGCTTACCGGCTCATTCTATCTTGACGAAACAACATTTTTGCAGGGAGACTGCTTTGTGGAATCCCTTACAATAGACCATGCAGCAGACGGAAAAGCAGATATTTCAATAAGTCTTGCAGGTTCAAAGGCGGCAGTCCTTACAGTTCCGGCAGAATCATAATTTCAGGAGGTTTTCAATATGTTTATAAATATTAACGGAAATGATTACGAATTATCAACAAAACTCGGCATATCGTTAAAAATTGAGAAGAAGTTCAGGCTTCCTCTTACTCAGGTATTTGAAAAAATATCATCTGCGGAAATCGGTGAACTTGTAGATATTCTCGCAATTTCAGCAGATAAAATCAACGACGGAAATTTCAAGGAAAACATTCTTGAAAACTGGGATTATACTGATTTGCAGAATGCAGTTCAGGAACTTCTTGCACGCCTGATGTTCAGTGGTAATGATGATGAAGTCAATGCAAAAATCGAAAAATATCCCGTGGGGGAAAAACAGAAGAATCTGATAAGGAGAATTCTCGGAATTTCACCATCGACCTCGTCAGAACAGCTTACAGAATCGGAATAAACATTCCCGATTTATGGAATATGGAGCTGTGGGAATTCAATATCTGTATTCAGGAATACAATAAAATGCAGTCGGAAAATATGCAGAATGATACCGCAAATTCGTGGATGACGGCTAATTTTACCGGTGCGGCATTCTGCGGAAAGCTTCGGAAACTTGAATATTACCTGAAACAGAGAGAAGTAAATAAAGCTCCGGAAATATCAAAAAATGATTTTGAGAGAAAACTTGCTGATGCGGAAAGAAGTGTGAAAAAATAATGTCACTGAAAAGCTTGTCTGTAAAAATAGGGGCTGATACATCAGGATTCTCGGAAGGTCTGAACGCTGTAAATAATGGCATACATTCAGTGCAGGAAACAACTTCAAAAATGTCAGAATCCTTTGCTTCACATCTGTCATCATTTGCCTCTGAATGCAAAAAACAAAGTATGAATGCAGTTAAGGCTTTCAGAAGTGCATGGAACGAAATTGACCACACATCATCACAGACCAACAAAAACAGAAGTTTCGGATTAAAGAATATTTTTTCAGATTTCAGTTCATCAGCACAGTCAGCTAAAAAAGATGTCAGCAGGCTGAATAACTCATTATCTGAAACCAGCAGTGTTTTCAATGCTGCAAACGATGGAATGAAAAAGATAGTTTCATCCGCTGTTGCCCTTGTAAGCGTAATTTCAATAGTCAGGGGACTTGCAGAAGCTTTCCAGGCTTATACTTCCCTTGAAAGCAATGTAAACCGTGTAACTGACCTTTTTGCCGATTCAGCAAGATATATACAGTATTTTGCACAGACTACAGCAAAATCGCTAGGCATGGCGGAAAACTCCGTATATGAATATTCTGCAACATACGGAAATCTTTTTAAAAATATTACATCTGATTCCTACGAAAACGCAAAAGTTACAATTGCTATGCTTCAGGCATCGGCAGTTGTAGCCTCCAAAACGGGACGTACCATGGAAGATGTCATGGAGCGTATACGTTCGGGACTTCTCGGAAATACCGAAGCTATCGAGGATTTGGGAATAAATGTAAATGTTGCTATGCTTGAGGTTACTGACGCATTCAGACAGATTGCTGACGGTCGCTCATGGGAACAGCTTACTTTCTATGAACAACAGCAAATCCGTACTCTTGCTATACTCGAACAGGCAAGCGGAAATTTCGGCGATGAAATTCAACAGGGGTCTGCTTACAGCGTTTCGGTTCTTGAAGGTGCATTTCAGGATTTGATTTCAACTGCCGGAGAATTTGTAAACGAAGTATTTCAGCCTGTTATCAAATATCTTACAACTTCTGTTCAAAGCGTTACAACAGTATTGCAGTCGCTTAATAAAGATGGTCTACAGCCTATTGTAAATGTGCTTCACAATGTTGTACAGTATGCTGTAACAGCTCTCAAATCGCTTGTAAACCTCATAGGAATTGATATTAATTTCAGTGAAACAGATTCCGGAATGCCCGAAAGTTTTTCCGCATCTGCTGACAGCTCCGGAGAAGTTTCCGAAAATATGAGCGATACTTCCGATACTGCAAAGAAACTCAAAAAAACTCTTGCAGGATTTGATGAACTCAATGTTCTTGCTGTTCCTGATACCGATTCTTCACTTGATAAAAATTCACCAGATAAAGGTAAAGATAAATCTGTATTTTCATCGCTTCCCGACCTTGAAATCCCTGATGAATCTGTAACAATTGTTGATATTGATACATCACGCCTTGAAAAGAATCTTTCAAAGATTAAGAATAAGCTAAAACCCCTTACCGACTCTCTTTCTGACCTCTGGGATGCTCTTAAGCCCTTTGCTAAAAATGTCGGTGAAGGCTTGTTCTGGTTTTGCAAAAATGTCCTTTTACCTCTTGGAGAATGGAGTTTTAATATTTTACTTCCCTTTGCATTAAGCACTCTATCAAGTGCGATAGAGATATTAAACGCAGTCGTTGAAGGCTTTAAACCTATGGGCGAATGGCTCTGGAATAATTTTATTAAACCGGTTTCTGAATGGACAGGACAGATAATAACATCAGGTCTTGAAAAACTTGCAGATGCCCTTGAAAGTATAGCAAAATGGTGCAGTGAAAATAAAACTTCTGCATCTGTTATATTCGGGCTTTCAGGAGCAGTTCTTTTATTAAATGCAATTATAAAAACCAGTGCAATTTCAACATTTATAGGGAAATTAAGTACAGCAATTACAGCAATCGAGCAAATAGATGTAACTATTGGCATTATTATTGCAGGTATAGCAGGCTGGGTATATGCCATTACTGAACTCTGGAAAAACTGGGATGATATAATCAGTGTAGTTAAAAAAGACGGCGGAGTATTTAATTTTATCGGTAACTGGATTGATGACTGCCGTAAAGATATTGAGGACTTCTTTAATAGTTCATTTTTGGGCAAAAAATGGTATGATTTCTGGTCAGGATTAGGAGAAATTGTTTATACTGTTTTCAAGGAAATTCCACCAAAAGTCAGAACAGCAGGCACATATATTATTTTAGGTCTTTGTAAGGCAGTTTCAGAGGGGATAACAAAAATTAAGAAAATTTTTGAAAAAATCCTTATAACAATCAAAAATATTTTTTCAGGTATCAGCGAATGGTTCAGAGAGATATTTCAAACTGCATGGAATAATATCACCGGAATATTTTCAGTTATCGGGAATTGGTTCTCGGAAAGATATAATAATGTCACGACGTCTTTTTCCGATGTAAGTGAATGGTTTAAAGAAACCTTTCAGACTGCTTTAGACAACATTGTAAATATTTTCAGTGAAATTGGAAACTGGTTCTCAGAGCGTTGGAATGATATTAAAAATGCGTTTGCAGATTCTAAAAACTGGTTTAAAAATAAATTTCAGGAATCATATGACAATATAACTGGTATTTTTAAAAATATCGGAAAATGGTTTTCCGACAAATGGAAAGATATTAAAAACGCATTTTCTGAAACTGATAATTGGTTTAAATTGAAATTTCAAAAATCATATGATAATATAAAGAATATATTTATGGGTATAGGCAATTGGTTTCTTGACAGATGGAGAGATATTAAAAATAATCTTGCAAATATCCCTGACTGGTTTAAAGAAAAATTTCAAACTGCATGGGAAAATATCACCGGAATATTTTCAGTTATCGGGGATTGGTTCTCTGGCAGATATAATGATATTACAACTGCTTTTTCCGATATAAGTGAATGGTTTAAAAACAATTTTCAATCTGCTTACGATAATATAATATATATCTTTGCAAATATCGGCAACTGGTTCTCAGAAAGATATAATGACATAACAACATCTTTTTCTAATATCGGAGAATGGTTCAGAGAAAAATTCCAGAGTGCATGGGATAATATTACAAGTATTTTCAGTAGTATCGGTAACTGGTTTTCAGACCGCCGAAATGATATAACATCAGCTTTTGACAATATCGAAAACTGGTTTTCTGAAAAATTCCAGTCAGCGTATGACAATATAACCGGAATATTTTCCAATATAGGTGGCTGGTTTGACGGTATATGGGACACACTTTCAGAAAGTGCTAAAAGCGGACTGAACTGGATAATTGAAAAAATAAATGGTTTTACGTCAAAATTAAACAGCTTTATAAATTTTGATTTTCCTATTCCGTTAAGCGGAGAGATGGTACACATTGGTTTTGAGATTCCTCCTATACCTCCACTCGCAAAAGGCGGTATCGTTAATTCTCCAACGCTTGCAATGATAGGTGAAGCAGGAAAAGAAGCTGTACTTCCTTTGCAGAATAACACCGGCTGGATAAGTGATATTGCAGAAAAATTATGGGGTTCACTGAAAAATGTATTTCCCACTGAAATCAATCTAGTAAACAATATTCCTGCAATTAAACAGGCTTCTGCAAATTCTCCGATATATAATAATTATAAATACGAAACTTACAATATACAAAGAAATTTTCATACAGCTCAGAATGACAAGCGTTATCAGAATCTTCCGGCAGTAAATATTTACCTGTATCCGAATTCAAGAGCATTCAAACGTGATGTTTTAAACGTTTACCGCGAGGAAATAGCAAGAGGTGGTAAGATAGGTTAAAACAAAAATATATACTTAACTATATTGACATAAATTTCCAGGAATGATATAATAAAAACATAAATTTATATCTAAAGGGGTGTCGATATGAAAAAATGCAAATATTGTAAATCCGATATTGATGATAAGGCTAAAATATGTCCGAACTGCAATAAAAAACAAAAAGGTGGCTGCTTTACCGTTTTAGGTACTGTATGTGTAATTATTTTTTTGATTATCTTAGTTCCGTCATTTGTAGGATATAATAAAAAGAATGATGATGAAAACAGCAATTCGGGTACTGTATCTGTCAATTCATCAGAAAATTCCGGTACTGGTTCTGAATCTGAAATTTCTGAACAAACTGAAGAAATCAAGCATGAAGCTGAACAGATTATATATGACGAAAATGATATTAAAATAACATACAAAGGATTTTCTCAGGCAGGATTTTTCAAAAGTGCATCATTTGATTTCTTAATTGAAAATAACAACTCTCAGAATATTCTTGTTACAAGCGAAAATGTATCTGTAAATGATTTCACAATTACAGATTTTCTTTATGAAGAGATTGCATCAGGCAAAAAATGTAACAGCGGAGTAACCCTTTATGACTATGTTCTTGAAGAAAATGATATTAAAGATATAAATAAAATTGAATTTAATCTCAAATTTTTAAATCCCGATACATACGAAACACTTTTTACAAGTGATAAAATTACAATTACACTTAATGAAAATGCAGATATGGGCGGTGTTCCGGAAGACAGTCAGCTTATTCATGAACAGGACGGTGTTTCTGTATACTATGTAAAAAATACGGGTGGTTCATGGATAGCAGAAGACGGATTAAAATTCTACATTCAAAATGATACAGATAAAAATATTGTGGTTTCCTCTGATAATGTAACAGTAAATAACTTTACAATAAGTTCTGCTATGCTACATGCTGGTATAGAAGCACATAAAAAAGCTAATGATACTATGGATTTGTATTCAACTGAACTTGAAAAAAATAATATTGATAAAATAGAAAAGGTTGACTTTATTTTAAAATGCTATGATACAGATAACCTTGACAGCATATGGGAAACTGATACTATAACAATTACTATGAACTGATATTTTTATAATTTAATATAATTCAAGCACTCCGTAAGGGGTGCTTTTTCATGCCCGAAAGGAGGTCACGATGAGCAATACGATACAGAGCATAGACGGACAGGAGCTTCCGATTTCGCCAACGGAATACAATGTAACAGTTCAGGATATAGACAGCGACAGCACGGGGCGTTCAGCGGAAACGGGGACGCTTATACGTCATGTAATCCGTCAGGGAGTATATAAAATTGATTTGGAATTTCGGGGGCGTTCATCAGATATCCGTATAATACGAAATTTTGTAAGCAAAATGAAATTTACCGTTGTGTTCTGGGATATTGATGAATGGCATACAGCGGAAATGTATGTGTCAGACCGTTCAATGAATATGCTTGCAACGCCATATGTTGACGGATATTATGACCTTTCATTCAGCCTTGTTGAGTATTAAGGAAGTGATGAGGTGTACAGTGTAAGCGAAGAATACAGACGGCAGATAAACGAGACAAGGATTCATAAAATAAGCGGAAAAATCTATCCGATAACATATACAGAGGGATTCGATATTACGGGTATACTTTGCGGAGAAATTTCAGTATACGGACAGTGCATGGAAAATTCGGAGGCATTCGGGATAGGTGCGGTATATCAGAGGGAGCTTAATTTTTCGCTGAAAAGGAATCTCGGATTCAGTGCGAATTTATGCGATGCAAGAACAGAACTTGAATTCGGACTCGTACTTGAAAGCGGAGAAACTGAATGGATACCACTGGGAATCTTCTATATTCATGATATCGAAAAATCCGGTAATATGTTAAAAATCAAGGCACTCGACCGTATGTCTGCACTTGATATCCCGACCGGAATCCGAAACGGTCAGGCATATACGTTTGAAAAATCAATGAAGATTATCACAGAGAAAACAGGTGTGGAATTTTCTCAGAGCTTCGATGAAATCGAATCAATGACAAATATAAATCTCTGGTCGCTTTACGGTCTGGGAACTCCTGAAACATACAGGGATATTCTCCGAGAAATGTCACAGCTCATCGGAGGATTCGCATTCATAAACCGTGACGGTAAAATCGAATTCAGACGGCTTGACAGCATGAATCCCGCTGCGGAAATTCCTGCAAAAAGACGTTACAGTCTTACTCTTTCGGAGAGAAAATTCCAGTTCGGAAAGATTCAGTATAAAACTACTCAGGGGTATACTGTAACGCATACATTCACCGGAAACGGCGGAACAGTATATTTTGAAAATAATGGCATGATTATGGATGACAATCAGAATCAGGACGAAAACGAATACATAAATGAGTGGACTGATATCATACTTACAGATATTGCTGAAAATCTGAAAAATATCAGATATACCCCCGGAACTGTCGAATATTCGGGAAATCCTGCTCTTGATATCGGTGATTATATAAAGGTTACCGGAGGCGATTCGGATGGTGAATTAATGCTTATCGGCTCGGATAACTGGATTTTCCGGGGAATCCAGACATTGATATCGCCGTCAGAGGATAATGCAGTTACATCTCAAACAATCAGAGGTCAGGACGGTAAAGACGGCGTAAATGGAACTGACGGTCAGAATGGTTCTGACGGTTTTTCACCTGAAATTTCAGAGTATGAAAACACCGGTAATTCGTATATTCTTAAGATTACAAACCGGAACGGCTCATATAATACTCCGAATCTGAAAGCCATACCGGATATTATAAAACTTCTCGAATGCGATGTACAGCTTTCCGGAAATATTCTTGAATGTGATTTCAGCGTGTCGGGAGAATCTCAGGATATTTGCTTTTCAGGCGATTTGGTGATGTATTCAGAATC